GTTAAGTGTATTTTCGCCATAATGCTTTAAAAAATCTTCTAAAGTCCAGCCTCTGTTTTCTCCTGTTATTTGAAATTTAGAGATAACTTTATAGGCTACACTATCTACATTAGAATAATCAAGCTGCTTCTTTATAATTTCGTCTGCTTTATAGGGGGGAATGTCTCCTAACAATACCTTCTTCAAGATTTGTTCGTGAATCACATTTTTAACATGTTTCCATAGCCTTTCCTTTTGCCAAGAGAACCTATTATAATAATATGAGTGAGACGTTTGTCCTGTTACAATATTTCTCATACTCTGAATATCGAGAGTTTCATTAAATTTTGTATTAAGATTGGTCATTATATTTTTAACTTTATCATTGCCCTTTACATGAGTAAGAGCTTGGTTAAAAAAACTTACTCCTACAGTACCCTGACCTAGCAAAAATCTATCGTATATCGAAAGATCTTCATCTTCTCCTTCTAATCGAATAGAATTATACAAAGAGATATCTCCTTTATAGAACAGTTTTTTTAATTGAAATTCTTTCTTTCTATCTATCTTTTCATCTGGTTCTGTACCTGTCTTTATATAATGACCATAATTCATCAACGCTGTCATCGTTTGTGATTCGTTACCTACTAAGATGTAAAGATCATCTTTTAATGTCTTTAAAAGTTCTTTTCGGCCAGCTTTGTTTAAGGCAGGGTCTTTATAATTATTCATAAATACATTCAGAACATCTATATTATTTAGATTTCTGCTCTCTGTTTGTTTCCGTTGAGCTTCGTCTATTTTTGTGAATAAAAGTAACTTTATTGCTTTTTCCTCTATTGGTAACGTAGAAACAGCTGTTTTTATTTTGGAATAACTTATATACCCCTTTGTATCTATGAATTTATCAACACCTTCAAAATATGCTAAGTAACTTGCAGCTCCTATTTCTGTCCTTACATCTTCTCTTTGGACAACCTTTCCTCCTAATCGTATTGATTCAATCCCTAATTCTTTCATATCGTTTACTGCAGAATCAACTGTCTTGAGTGTAATACCAATTAAGGGATACCATTCCTCAGGAGTTATTTTGCCATCAGGAGAAGAATAACCATCTACTTTCCTCTGACGACCATTCTCAAACAGGTGAGTCACTTTTTTTACTACCATTGAAGCAAATTTCCTCGTCAAACGATTAGTAAGCATGGCGTTAAATTTCGTTTGCGAAATTTCAAGGTTAGCAAAAAAATATCCCAGATTAGCGTTCTGATTAGGATTGGCTATTTTAAGGGCTTCCCAGCCTTTTAATGCCTTTTTGTGAAAATCTGATTTCATAATATCCATAGGCTTGGAACTCAAATCCTTAATTTCGAGCTTATCTATATCTTCATGAGATTCTTCAAACATTTCTCCAAACATATTATCGATATCCTGTTGCGATAACCTTATTTGCATGCTATCACGGGCATTTGCAAGGGCTATACGTCTATTGTCGTAATCAGCAATAACCTCAGTTATTTTTTCAAATGGAATACGCCCACTTTCGGCCATTCCTAAATAGTTAGAGCCTTCTATCATTGGTGGGAGACCAAATGTAGTTGAATCAGAAGATACTGATATTCCTCGTCTATGCCTTGGTGGTTGCTTAGTAGGTTTGCCTATAGGGAGTGTCATTATTTATTTTGGTAGGCCTGGTAAGTTTGACCTATTCCTCTTAATAAATTTATACCTGAACCAATACGCTCTCCCCTTACTGCTATTTGAGATTGGAACTTTGATTGTTCATCAGCAAATTCTATTCCCTTAATTGCCCAAAACATGCTGTGATCATATTCGTCTATAACAGCTTGTTGTTCCATCAATGTAGAACCAGTACCACCAACGATACCTCTTGCTCCTATTCTAGCCCTTTTTTCACTTAACAAGGCCATGGCTCTTTCTTTAGCTAAGATACTATACTGTTTAGCTTGCACTTCTCTCCGTCTTTTATCCCACTTTGCAGCTCTTTTTAAATTTTGTGCTTGATGTAAACTCCCCATAAATGACATAGCTGTACTTGCTGCTATTGCAATAGCAGCCCAAGCAATAACAAATGATGGTATATTCGTTTCTTCGATTGGTTTACCAGCACCACCATATGCTTTTAAAAGACCAGCTTCTTTTTTATTGATATAAGCTAAAAATTCACCTTTTGGTGCATACCTTTCAAGTAATTCTTTAGCTTCTTTTATTTTTTGTTGTTCTATTCTATCCACTTGTTTTCAATGTTCCTGTTATCGCTATTACTGTCATCGGCAATGGCTGAGTCTGTTTGACAGTAACCTGTCCTTCTCTATCCCATCCCAAATTCGTTACTCTTTTATCCCCTGTAAATGCTGTAATCGGTGAACCCATATCCATTGCTGATGTCCTAAATGGTATCTGGTCGCCATTTACAGTCGCACCTACTGTTTTATATAGTCGTACAATGACTTCATTATACCTTTTTTTTCTGCCCTGTGCTTTAGAGCCTGTAGATGCACCAGCTTCTATCCTCATAGTCTTTAAAGTTGAAACATATCCTAAGCCTACTTCTATTGTCTTTGATGCAAATGTACTAGGTAAATCAATAGTTACTGCACCACTTGATACTATCTGCGTAGGATGAACAGCATCATCTATTAGTATTTGTACTGTTTCACCTTCTAAATGGTCAAGAGCTGTTACTGTTGTAGATGAACCTGTAACAGTTCCCGACAAAGCAGAATCCTGATTTATCGTACTATCAAGATATTCGACATATTTTACTGTTGCTGTATTTACTATCCTTTGGACTATGATCCATACTTGATTTTCTGTCGATTCTGTTATTGACGTAATGCTTTTTACTTTTGCTTGACTTTCATCTACTTTAGCTAATCGCACAGAATCCTGACTTGATACTGTTAAATATCCAGTCGCACTATGCGATGCTTCTCTTACTGTCACCACAGCAGATGATACTGTAGCTGTAAAATCAGTATGAGTATTTATAGTAGTCTTTAAATTAGTAGCTGTAGCATTATTGCTTGTTTCTATTTTAAATTCATCTGTACCTGCTGTACCTGTAGTCGAGGTAAAAGTAGTAGTCGTTCCATCTGATTTAGTAAATTTTAATTTCATTGCTGATGCAATATTAGCATAATCACTAACTGTAATAATACACTCTACTCCTCTACCACCTAATATATGCCTATGCCATCCAATAACATCTTGTTCTCTTTCATAAGTCATACCTAATAACGTGCCATCATTTCTTACTGCCCAATATATCTGTCCAGGCTCTTGTGCATAATCTACATCCACTACCCCACCTTCAGTAATATGTTCTGCAAGTAATGTTAGATCAGGAGCAACATAAGCATCGTTTTGGAAACTATATGATAATTCTCTGACTTTTCGTTGTTGTCTTTGTAAAAACAATATACTAGGGCCGATTTGTATTGGTTGAGCTGAATAGTTACCAAATGTAGTCTCTTGTTTAATATTTACATTAGTAGGTTTTAATGGTTCTCCAGCTGGTCTATCAACTCTAAATTCACCACCTGCTGTACCTACCATCAAATCTCTAATAGGTGCTAACCATCTAATCAGATTGACTCTATTGGCAGCAATAGTATAGATAAAAGCATCTGCAGCACTAGCATCTCCTACATCAAATTCTTCATATGCACCAGATTCAGATGCCCATATTGTCTGTGGATAGTTAGTAGAACCTGCAAAGACTAATCGTTGTTCAAAAAATGATACAGCACCTGGCCATCCTGTAGCATCTGACCAAGCTCCTAATGCCCAAGTTATACTTCCAGAACTTGTTGCAGCTACTGTTATCGTCCAAGTTACGACAGTCGTATTTGTTCTTGCCGTTATCTTTCCCCAACCATCTCCTAACTTGACTAACCTACCAATATCATCATCATCAAAACCATCACCATCATTGACTCCTGCTGTTGCAGATGCAGTTAAAGTCCTACCTGTTCCTACAGTCGTAGCACTTGTCGTAAAAGTCGTTGTTGTCGTATTAGTATCTAAAAATGGCCCGACCTGAAAATCTACTTCTGTCAAAGTCCAAGTTGCATGCCCTGTCCTTGCTAATTTTGATGGTTCATGAGATGGATGGACTATATACATAGTATCAGCAGATTGTGCGAATTGTAGATCAAAGACTTGTGCAGAAGTATAATTAGTAGATATCTCATAAACTTTTTGTGCTACACCTGCCGAAGCATATGCTGTATACCCCGATGTATCGATGACTATATCAAAAGTATGAGTTGTCTTGTTGGCTACGACAAATCTCCTTCCATTTACTTCTGTCATCCCGACTACACTATTAATCCAAACATGGTCGCCATTTGAATATCCATGTGAACTAGCAGTAACTACTCCTGGATTCGCTGCAGTTATACCTGTAATAGTCTTATCAGGTTCTACTATCTGTCCATTATCTTTAAAAAATCTTATATATTGGTCACCAAATTCTAAAGCATATGATTGTGTTACGCTAAATTCAAAAGGAATTAATCGTGTAATATCTGCTGAGTTTTTTACTTCACAGACAAATCTGCTTCCGTATCTTCTTTCTACACCACCTTGTGGAAATACAGTCATATTCTCTAAAGTTTCAAGACCATTCGCATATTTATCAAAATCTACTTGTCCTGCTAATTTTGGAGTCAGTTCTCCTGCTGTAAAATTTGATTGAAATGGATGTACTACTGTTGAACCTGTTGTCGCCATTATTTTCTAAAGTCCGTTAATGTATCAGAAACCAAGTCGTCCATAAAGCCTTCTTGTCCATCAATACTACGAGCTTCAGAAAGTTTTAACTGATAAAGTTTCTGCATCTGTGCTTGTAAAGTTGCACTATTAGTTACTGGAAATGATAATTCCAAAGCTAATTTTGCTGTTAGTGTATCTACAAACAAGGAATCAAATTGAGCTGTGTCTGCAACTTTTGCTACATATAAAATTTTTGCTGTACCTTCATCTGTTAATAAAACCCTACCTGTACCAGATAGATATTCTACCTTAAATATGTAATCCTGATATTCCATAGACAAAACCCTTAGACAATAAGGATCAGTCGGTAAAGAATACTGATACGCATATTCATATGTAGGAGTTGCTGAAAGTTGGGCCAAAGTTGCCCTTGTAATTGCAAAATTCCAAGGATGTGCTCTTAATACAGCATCTCTGGATGGTTCATATAACGCATTGCATAATCTAGCTCGTTCTGTGTCATCTGTAAGTGAAGTAATAGGGTCATCCCCTAAAATACGCAAAGCATTTGAACAAATTGATACCTCTGTTGCCATAACTTTATAATACTCGTAGGGATGACATAATTCAATATATCATCCCTACCTTGTTATTCTTAGCTACTTAATCTACAACATATGTCACGACTAATGTGATGTCGCCAGCTGCAGCAGTTGCAGCGACTGTCTCCATAGTCAATGCAATTCGTAGAGGAACACCTGGGTCTGAAGTAAGACCACCATCTTCCCATACAAAGTTAGCTACAGTATTTACGTTCCTAGCTTCAAAAGCTACTTCAACACCAGATGTATTAGCTGCTTGTAGAGTTGTTATTGCACTTGCGTAAGCATCCCTATCAATCAGTCCATTAGCTGCATAAGCAGTTGCTGAAGCATCTGTATCATTGAATTTTGTACCACCATTATATAGACCAACATCAGTAGCAAGGGCTGGTGAGCCACCACTATCTAAGTCGTCATTGTATAACATGATACTAGCTATTTTAGCATTAGAAGGTACTTCCGCTAACATGACAATATCATCATCATCGATATCACCAGTACCAGCAGCGATAGTATCCATAAACACACGCATTTTTCCTTGTCCACTACCTGCTTCCAGGAGTGTCCTTGGGGTCGCATCAAGATTTGTAACTTCTATACCTTTTGCTGTTGCCATTATTTTATTCTCCTTTGTTTAAATTTATTCTGTGCAAGCAATTTCCACCATCTTATCTTCTTCGATACGAGTAGCACCGATAGTCATTGATAAAAATACCTGTGTTGCATAGTTCTTATCTGCTCTTTCGGATATCTTAGTCGTAATATCTGTTCCAAGAGCAAGTCCTATTGCAGATTGTGTAAACATCAATACTTGCCTATTGCCATTACTATCTGTTCCTAATCTTTGGGAACGAATAAATTTGAATCCTAGATAAGTATCAATATCTCCTTGTGCCAATGCTTTTACTGTATTGTAGTCAGAAGATGTTACTTGAGTTACATTTAACAAGTCACTAATTTGACCTGCAGCACATATCACAAATCTTGGTTCTTCTGGATCTACATCATTAGCATCGATGATTTCTTTACCAGACAAAAGTTTTGCTAAAGTCAAACCACCTGAAGCATGGACTACTTTCTGACCTGATGGTAACGAAACCGATGTTCCACCAGCTACTCCACCATAAGATGTTCCAGTAGCAGCAGAGACGATTGCGTCATCCATTGCTCTACCCATCGCCCAAGCACCCGCCAATGCGTACTCAGACTGAGGGCTAATAAGCAGTCTTACTTTGTCTTCTTGGTCGATTAAGTCTGCCCAATCATAGTCATCCAATGATACTTTACGTCTGGAATGTGGTGTATCCATTCGTGGAGTGTCAGAATGACGTGATGTTCTTTTCTGTGCAGCAGTAGAACCGACTCTTTCAAAGAAATGGGATTTACCAGTTATTGTCTCTGTTCTAACCGCATCTCTTAACCTAGAACCTTTTTGCTGTGCCAGATGGAACACGTTGCTTTTATATTGTTCAACAAAAGCTGTTGTTATCTGTATTGACATAATTCAGTCCTCCATTAAAATAAATTTTTTACGGCTTTTGTCCTAGAAAGGGAAACCTTATAGTACACGATACTATCAGTCGAATGTTTATAGCCGATTATGGCTACCATTTCGTTATCCTAACAGGGCGAACTTGGTACGCAAATTATATCATGAAAAATTAAGTATTGCCAAA